GTTTTGTAGTCGTAATTTTAAATTAATCATATTTATTTCTCCTATTAAATAATGTTTTTATTTGTTCCTTGTTGACGATGATGTCGTCTTCGACACGTCCGATACGATCCTCGTGGCGATCGATAATTTTTTTGGTAATCTCGCGGTCACGGTCAAGGTTTTTAAGCTCATAAGCTAACTCCTTAATTGAGTCCTTGAGTCGAGCCATGGCAATCTCGTTAGCTTCCATTGCTTTTTTAAAGGGATTAACAATAAATCCCCATACTCCCAAAATAGATAAAGCAGCACCTGCAAAAGCGCCAACTTGCACAAAATCTATCATTAAGTTACCTCACTCTGATTCTTTATCAGTAACTTTTTGACTAAGTAACTCAAGCACAACATCTCGTAAATTAAATAATTTAGGTACTGCTTCGAAATCACAAATACCATTCGCAACACGACGGTACCAAACGTCAACAATAAGATGATCTTTTTTAAAAGTATATGTCATATTAAATTCTCCTTTTTTTATTAAATAATATAGTGTTATAACGGTATTCAACGTTAATTCCATTAGCTTGATTCCATCGATGTAGACGGCACGGAAAGGCTAGATACACTTGATGTCACTAAGTCAGTTAACTCGACAACTGCTTTATCAACTTTAAGCTGCATATCTTTTGTTGCTTGCGACATCTTAGAAATTGCCTCATCAGCCTCTGCAATTTTTTTGATTAAAGTTACTTTGTCAGCTTTTAGTTGCTCAATATCTTTTACAGACTCAAGCATTGCGAAATCAACGACATTTTCTTTTGCAAAAGTTTCAAGTACAAGTTTTATCAGTGATTGATTATCCTTATCAACATGATTACCAATTAGCTCTTGTGGTAAATATGTACCATCGTCGCCTTGTAAGCGTACATCCGTTTTTACAACCACTCCATCTTGATAGATTGGAAATGGTTTTCCAACAATGTTCCATTGTTTCATGTTACTCACCTCACTTTGCTCCTGGCTTAATTATCTCATCTAATTGCTGATTTAACTCAGCAATTTGTAATTGTAATTGCTCATTTTGAGCTTGTAGAGTTGCTTTATCTAAAGATAATTGCGCTATTTGTAAAGCTAAATTTGATTTTATTTTTTCTTCCATTTTTTCTCCTAAATCTTTCCTGGAATAGTATAACTGTAGCCTTTTTCAGTCGTTTTATTATTGTGTAGTAGCTGCAAGTTATCAATAATCATATTAATTGTATCTTTCATGCTTGTATAAGTTGATGTATTTTTCCATAGCCAAATATCTCCTACTTTTATCTTAGACGTTACACGATGATTTATGTTACGTGCATCTATTGATAGCTGATTTGGCAAAGTAATGATTTCCCAACCATCAGCGTTAGTGTACGCAGAGCTTGCTAAGTGAATACTATCGCCAACTAAATCAAGAGTATCGATGTCTTTACCATTCCAAGCGCGAATACCTACGAAACCACCGTCGTTTGACGATTCACTTCCCCATCGATTAGAACCTATAACCGTTACGCCAGCCGCGCCCTTTCCTTCAACATTACCTGTTGCAAATTTAACGAATTGGTTAGGATAACCTGCAGTAATACGTTTGATAGCTGGACTATCTGTGTAAAATTCAATTTGTCCTGTATTAAGATCTGCTAACATTGCGCCGTTTTGCGATATTAAAACGCCGCTACGTATCAGGTCCGCTGACATTCTTCCGCTGGTAATATTACTAGCATCTAAATTAATGACATTTATACGATTAGCATCAATTGTTCCTGCTGTAATCTTATCTGCAGTTAAATCTTTTATCATCGCATTAGTAATAATGCCATTATCAATAATAGATTGACCTGACAAATGTATTAACTTACCTTCCAGTTTTACGTTACCATCAGTCAAATTAAGCTGACTCAATACAGTACCGTTAGAAGTCAAATTTTTAATAGCCCAACTGTTCGCTGTTTGTGCGACTATTGTATTAATCGCAGTAACATTATCTTTGATATCTTGCTTGGATTCAGACCAGGGTAGATCAGCAGTACCTTTAGATAACATAAAACCACCAACCATAAACCAGCCTGGATCACTGGCCAACATTGCGAACCGTGGTCTGATTTTACCGTCTCGAGTTGGAATAAATGTTATTTTAAATCGTCTAATGGTTTGAGTGACGTCTTTAATAATAGTTTCACGAGGAGTTGTGCTTGTAATATGATGATTCCAAAGATCATACAAGTAGAAATATAGATTTCCTGCTTGTTCTCTAGAAATGTATGCAGTAAACGTATACTCTTGATCTTTTTTGACATCATATTCGATTAAAGGTGACACCTTATTACCGCTTACCCATTTTTTAAAAACAAATGGGTAAGGCGATTGTGTTAGATCCTCTAGTACTGCACCTTCTGTTTGCCATCCTGTGAATTTTTTTGTGCCAGGTAAAATGTTGTTATCAAGCTGACTAACTGTTGCAACTATACCGTCAGCCGTTTGGGTAACTCGTGACAAGCGTCCATCCACATTAGATACTGTTGATTGTATATTATCAACTTTTTGTATTGTAGCTGTCAGACTCTCGTTTTGTTTACCAATCAGTTGACTATGACTATTAACTGTATCGTTGATTTTATTAAATTCAACAGTCATTTTATCTTCTTGATCCGCTGGGGACTCTGAATAGTCACTTGTAACATTTCCATGTTCAAGCTGGTAACCTGCAATATACAACCAACCATTTTCATTAAAGCGTTCGAAGCGTGGTAAAATATAGCCATCAGAATTTACGTTAAATTTAATAACGATACGTTGCCAATCCGTGTTTAAAGTGATCGACTTGAAACTAATACTTATCTTAGCCTGTTGCGATTGATCATTTGGTAACAAATATAAATTAACAACATCATTATCTATGCTTGATTTAGCATATGCACTAAAAACATAACTCTCTCCGCTTTTTACAGCATATGATTGTGATATACCACTCCACATCATCTTACGCTTTAGCACTGTTAAGTTGAAATTACCAATAGACAAGCTGTCATCATCAGCTTGCCAGTTGTTACGATTAAACCAATTTTTAGTCCAACCTTTAGTACCAGATAGTAGATTAACTGTACCTATCTTTAAATTATCAATAGTATTATTAACACGAGTTAATTCTCTACTAAAACTATCTGCAGTTTCCTTGACTTTATTATCAGCGATAACGGCAGACTTGCTTGTAATCAACGCTTCAATATTTGTTTGAGATAATCTCGTTGTAATTTCGTTCGACGTTTGTATGACTTGTGTCTGTAGACTGCTAAGTGCATTATCGGCAGTCTTTTTGTTGGTCATAATACTTGCACTGTTTTGGTCAATTGTTTGCTTATAATTAGCAAGTGCCTGAGTGATATCTCCATCTTTTTTTAACAATGCTTCATAGCTAGTTTGTAAACCCTTGACTGTACCATCAATTTGAGTCAGTTGCTGATTAGTCGTTGAATAATGCTCAACTTCTGTTTTAGATAACGCAGACATCTGGTCAGTCAGTTTTTTAGATTCACTAATAAGATTTGTTAATGCTTCTGTAGCCTCTTTTTTTGCAGAGTCAGATAAAGTTTTAGCTTGATTGATCAATTCGTCTTGGCTAACATTTTTAGCAACAATTGCATTATATTTTTCGGTTAACTGTTCATCAGCAATTTTCATTGCTGCGTTAACTTCTGTGATTTTTTCATTGATTTCTTTCTTTACAAAATCAATGTCATTGCTAAAAGGATTGATAATCCATTCAGTTCCATTCCAGTAATATTGTTTCGTAGTATCGCCAACAGTTAAAAAAAGCAAATCACCCTTTCTTAGCGTGCCTTTTGGATTATCTACTGGCATCTCCGTACCATAGTAGTTAGTGTTTTTACCATCAGCTGATGCTAGTGCTTGATTTGCTTTAAATACTGCATTATCTAGTATTGCTTGGTTATTATTAATCTTACTTGATAATTGGCTAACAGCTACAGTTTGTTTTTTGATTGTACCAATATCGTTACAAGTGACTTTATGGTTAATCAGCTGACCTGTTACATCATACTCACTTTCAAACGATACTATTCGGATTTTTTCCTTAAATCCTAGTGTCTCATTGATAGCCATAATATAATCACCGGCAATAGGTTGAGTGTACTGATAACCTGCTTTTGTAAGATCTTCAATGTCAATTTTTACAGCGATATTGTAAGACGAATCTACATTTTGTTTTAGTACTGATTTTAAATTGTCAGCGTTAGTGTACCGCTCATCAACAACAGGCTCACCCTCAATTCGTCCATATTCCTTTGCAAGTGGACTTTCATATTCTACTTCGAGCCTTCCTTTGGAATGATCCTCTTGGTCAGTCCACGCTCCAAAACCCTTCTGATATGTAATAAAATCATTGATTTTCTTTTCAATTATGATTTCATTCATATTGAAATTTTTACGTACGATTGTTGATAAATCTGTTCCTGTTTTTTGTAGAATTCGAACAACCTTGCCACGAACAAAAAATTCAACTCCCGCACTCTTAATGATGTCATTAAATAAATCAAGTCGCGATTTATATCCAAACGATTGCTTTTCGAAAGATTTGACAACTACTTCTAAACTGTAAGTATACCCGCTGCCATCAAAAATAAAGTTCAAATATGCTTGGAAAGTATGTGAACCATCATTTAATTGCTTATGTAGTGATGATTTATCAAAATCATAAAAAAATTGATGAACTGCATCAAATTCAACTTGAATTTTGTTACCAGTATCAGTAGGTTTAGCATAAATAATCTTGTAATACTCATCATCAAACTCAAGTTTCCAACCTTTATCGACCTTGTTTAGTACCTCTTCGTTAGTATAAATTGTTCCTGATAAAGACCTTTCTCCGTTAACTGCATTAGTTGTTTTAACAACAGCTTGAGCTTCAAACTCATTATCTTTATGATCTAAAAAAGTTGTCAATCTATCACTTCCTTACTTGTAAAGTTCTTTAAAGTTTAAAAACTTGATTGTGCCTTGAAAATTTGTGCTGTAGAGAATAGTCTTGTTGACTTTTTGCTTTAAAACAAAATATTCATGATTGGTTCTAGCAGTCACATTTATCTTATTCAATGTTGTGGATATACCAGTGATTACAATAACGTCGCCTTGATTAAGTGGTGCACTATATTGATAAGCCCAGCGCCTCCCATCGATTTCAAGATAAAAACTACTTTGTCCACCAGTTGAAGTTAACTCTACAGACCATGGGTATTCTAACTGGCTAAAAGGTGCAGTACCAGAATAATTAAACGTTCCGTTAGTGATGACTATATTTTGTGCAATAGTTTCACCAAATGGAAGTTCTGCAGTCTCAAATGCAATTGTAAAGTTGTATTTGAGACCTTCACTAGACTTACCAACAAAAGTGTACTCAGGTTCACTTGAGACATAAACTTTCCAACGATAGTGCCACGCTGTATAAGATTGATTTAATAAGTCTAAATCACCTGCTTTCATCCCAGGCAATTCGAAATCATATAAATTTTCTTTCTGAGGATACATTTTAGTAATGTAAAAAGGCTCACTATCCACTAGTAAGCCATTCACATCATCTTTTTTTGTCATAAAATCTTTAATAGAAGCTACAACTAAGCGCCCATTAACCTTAACTTTTTTTGTGCCATACTTAGCACTAGCAAAGATTTTACCGCTTCGACCTTTCACTGTTCGACTATCAACCTCAAGAGATGATGAACGGTCATCGACATCAAGTATTCGTAGACCAATCTCTGAAAATCGAAAGGATTGATCACTCTTTTGTACTAATAAATCCATTTTTCTCCTCTCTTATGTCGCAAAGTTGAAGTAATTATCTTTATTACTTTCTCTTGCTTCTTTAGATTTAATAGTTGTATAAATTTCATCACCAACAAGTTCATTATGAACCTCGAACGTTGGACTAGTCAATTGTTGGTTGCGTACCTCGTCACTTAGATTATCAAGTGATGATGATACACCTGCACTTGATATGTTTGCAGATGTCGCTAATTGTGAATCTGTTTCCCATCGCTGATCAGTCACAGCATTAGCGTACTCTTTACCTATTGCATTGATATCATCCATCCAATCCTGCATACCAAGTGCAAAACCTTCACCAGTATAAGCACCAAGTTCTCGCGTTACTCGCGAAGGCGAATGAATATCCATTGCGCTTCTGATTGTTGCAGCGACATTAGCAGCAATACTATTAGCAATAGCCATAATAGTTCCTGCAGTGCTTGCTAGGCCATTTGCAAATCCAATCCCAGTATTATAACCTGCAGATCTAGCACCACTTGCTGCTGCATTCATTGCAGATACAACCGAATTCATTGCACTTCTTGTTACACTCACAGCGCTGTTCATTCCACTTGAAATTGACGAACGAATACTAGACATAGCATTTGAAACTGTAGACTTAGCAGAATTAAAGGAACTTGTAAAGGTGGATTTAATATTATTTCCACCTGATTTTACAGTATTATTAATACTATTCATTCCACTAGTAACAGTGCTGTTCATTCCTGACATTGAACTTGAAACTGTAGATTTGGCTTGTGTAAAACTGCTATTCACACTATTAGATATGTTTGCACCGCCTGATTTTGCAGCATTTGCAGCTTGATTCATCCCTGTAGATACAGTGCTAGTTATACCTAACATGTTATTAGCTACACCACTAGCCATACCAGCTGTAGCACCAGTAACTCCAGAACTCATTCCATTCGCGGAAGTGGTAGCATTTGCTTGTGCAGTTTGCATATTACTTGTTGCCTGTTGCGATAATTCCAAGAAATTCGGTAGAGAACCCAGACTCATTTGGCTAGTAGCGTTATTAACATTAGCAGTCATTTGATTAGCTTGATTAGTAGCATTTGTATTTGCTAAAGTCATGTTCGAACTCAACGCTTCATTAAATCCTGCCGCATTCAGCAAACCTTGATTTGCCATAGATGCTGTTTGTGCATTTACATTTGTTGCCATCTGAGTAGCATTTGTTGTCGCATTTAAATTAGCAAGACCAGTATTTTGACTAATGCTATTTAGCATAGTAGTTGTGTCTATGTTAGTTTGATTAGCCATTGTGGTCGTCTGCATACCAACATTCATAGTCATTGTTGACATGTCTGATGTAACCTTAGCGGCACTTGTTGAGCTCTTTCCTGTGATTTGGTCCCACATAGAACTAAATCCACCTTTAATGCCTTCCCATACCCCTGAAAGAGCATTCGGAATAGCCTCAAGCATAGCTTTACCAAGACCCGCAATCAATTGAATACCAGCTGAAATAATCTGCGGCAACCCTTTAATAATTGCAACAGCCAACTGCACAACTAACTGTATCCCTGCAGATATAATTTGTGGTAATGCTTGTGATAAACCAGATATCAATGACTGAATAATCTGCATCGCTGCTTGGATTACCTGCGGTAAATTTTGAATAATACCTTGCACTAACATGATTATAATCTGGATGCCGCCTTGGATTACCTGTGGCAAATACTGAGCTATACCGGAAATAAAACCTGTGATGACTTGGGTTGCAATTTGTATAACTGCCGGCAACATTTGGATAATACCAGCATTCAAATTGGTGCTAATTGCTATACCGTTACTAATTATGCTTGGCATATTAGCTTGTAAGCTTGAACCAAAATTAGAAATAATTTGTTGAGCATACTGGATTATTAAAGGTATATTCTGTACAATACCTCGAGCTAAGTTCAGTATTAATTGAACACCTACAGCTAGTATTTGAGGGAGAGCACTAGCAATTGAACTTACAAAAGTTCCAATAACTTTAAGAGCCGAACTAATTAAACTACCTGCGTTTTGACCAATACCTTGCACCAGACTGGTAATTAATTGAACACCTGCCTGAATAATAACTGGCAATAATACTGTTAGAGCATTAGCAAACTTAGCAATCAATTGAGTACCACTAGCTATCAAAGCTGGTATTTTAGAAGTAATGCCTTTTACAAGGCCTTGAATAATACCAGGTCCTTTAGTAATTGCTGTATTTATCAATTTATCAATTTGAGTACCAAATTGATTGTTTACTAAACCAAGACCTACTACGACCAATCCTAAAATTGCTGCAGGACCTATAGCAGACATTGCCAGTATTGCAACACTACTAATCGCAGTTGTCATTCCATCAAGTACAGCAAGACCTCTACTTGCAGCTACACCAAATATTCCAGGAAGTCCTGACATAGCTCTACCAAAAGCTCCAACTAGCCCACTAGCAGTTGACAATCCACTGGCTACCATTTCTCCGAATGATCCCAACGCTGAACCAACAGTCCCAAGAGCAACACCAATCTTACCAATAATTGATATTAAAGGCATAATAGTTGCAATAGCACTTGCAGGATTTAATAAGGCCCAAGCTGCTATTGCAGTAGGACCTATAGATGCTATCTTTGATTTGATTCTATCAATAGTTGCTGACGATACTTCACCAGTTTTTGCAAATTCACCTAAAGCAGTATTTAATAATCCAAAAGCTGATTTAATTCCACTAGTTAGTGGACTAAAGTCAATATTCACCATCTTGGAGATTCTAGCGAATGCTGCAACAAGGTTTGGCATTATTGAGTTCACAGTTGCAAATGCAGAATTTATAGCTGGCTTAATACTATTAATGGATTCTGCAATGGTCTTCATACCATTAGCTTTGGCAGCTTCATCAAAGGCTGAAATCATACCTGCTACGCCTTTTACGACGGCGGTATGTACGTTCTTCCATGCAGTTCGGATTCCACCAGCCGATGATTGGGCCATCTCAGCAAAACCACCCTGCGCCTTGTTTAGTTCAATCATTTTATCAGCGAATTCTTGGGCAGTAATACTGCCGTCTGAAAGAGCTGCTTTTAAGTCCTGAACACCATTTTTACCAAATCCGAATGACTCTGCCATTTTAGACATTAAGCCAGGGGCAGCTTCAGACACAGAATTAAACTCTTCGGCATATATCTTACCAGACCCCAACGACTGGTTAAACTGTCTAAGTGCTTGCTCAGCCCCTTCAGTAGTCGCTCCATAACCAATCATTGCATTATTAAATGCTAATGCTAGCTCTGTTCCTTTATCTAAGCTACCTGTAGTTATAGCTAATTGTTGGGCACTTTTAACAGCACTGTCTAGTGGTGTAGGAAGTCCTTCAATTCCTTTAGATAATTTATCTATTGATGCTTTAGACTGTTGTGCAGAATACCCAAATAGCGCCATCGTTTTCGGAAAGCGGTTCATGGTATCTACACGACTTATTGCACCGTCCATTGCTCCTGTGATTGCTTGGATTCCTTTCCGAGCAATGGCCATCAAACTAAAAGCAGAAATGATACTTCCCACAGTGCTTCTTAGTTTTTCACCAGCAGATGATGCGCTTGCGAATCTCTGACTAATACCATTTAGGGCACTAGTTGCAGAACTGGACATCCTGCTAAAACCATTGCTAAGACCTGTGCTTAACTTAGTCGCTAAATTAGTAACCGCTGAAGTGATTCTACCCCCAAAACTACTACTGATTTTATCTGCAACAGTACTCGCTTTAGAACTAACAGAGTTGAAAGCAGCTGAGACGGCACTTGTGATCTTAGACGAAAAGCTAACTACTGCGCTTGTTGCACTTGTGAATGCGGATTTTATGGGTTGAGGGATGGCGCTCGATAACTTCTGTACGCTATTTTGAATAATTGAAAAAGCTTTATTGAACCCATTCTTTATGGGTTCGGGAATTTTTTCACCGATAGATGCTGCTATCCTTTGAATTTGACCAAGAGATAACTTGAGACCTGTACTATATGCATTACCGAGTCTTTGCCCTAATGATTGACCATTATTTGCTAATTGAGCCATAATTTGACCAATCATCTGTATCATTTTGTTGCTGTTGTTAACTGCAGTATCCTGCGCTTTTCTAAAAGCATTTTGTGTAGTACTAACAATTCTAGCCATAGCTGCCTCATAATCTTTAGTATTTGCACCAATATCAGCGAATATAGACCCATCAAATGTACCTGCCATAAAATCCCTCCTTTCTTGTTATAAATTTTGAAAATGTAAATTGAGCTTCGCCACACGTTCTGCGAAATCATTTGAAACGTTAGTTAGATCTTGTTTATTTTGATAAGTTCGTTTAATTTTGTTACGTTGTTTATCTAATTTGAGCTTGTTAGCATTGACGTTTTTAGCATTTAACGTGTATCTGAGATTTAAAGCAAGTTCAGATAGGTTTTCACGTTCTGCAATTTGCTTGTACTGCAATCCTTCCATAATTGCATCTAATTCTGTTCTCGTACACTTGTAAATAATATCAATGTCCGTCAGGCCAAGTTGGGCACAGTTAATTAAGAGATTGCGTCTTTCATTTTCCCAATCATGTCTTTTACGATTTGGATTTGAGCTTCGTCCGCATCTTCTCGAGCTTCTAAATATTTCACTGATTTCTCCATGCTTTCGATATATTTCGAAATCTTCTCTTTGAAAAAACCAGATTCAACCATGTCATTCTCAATTTCTTTAAATAAGGCTTCTGTCGATCCTTCTTCTTCGACTAGCTCTGCGATAGAATCAAGTACTTCATCTTCTGACAATGCTTTTTTACCGCTGCCTACAGACTGGATGTATACTATAAAAGTAGACAGAACTTTGTGTGTTATAATCTGTTTTAAAAGACACAAAAA